GAGGGGCAACTCCACGGTGCAGAATATGATGGACAACTCCACGGTGCAGAATATGTGGGAAAACTCCACGGTGCAGAATATGAGGGAAAACTCCACGGTGCAGAATATGATGGGCAACTCCATCGCCAGAGACAGCGAAAATAAAAAAATAAAAATTTCCAGCGAATGTGATTACGAGATCGTAAAAGAGGAAAACAAAAAATCATGAAAAATGTGGCAAAAGTTTTTATAGCGGTAGGGCTTGGAATCCTGTTTCTTGGTGGAATGCTCGATGCGGATGGAACGTATTATGTTTTTCTGCTGATCGAAATGGCACTCGGTGCGGTGATTGCACTTATTGGAGTTGTGATCTTGGATGTTGAGAAACGACGGGAAGAAAAGCGGAAAGCAGACTTTAACATGATCCGCCGGAAGGACAAGCTTGACGCTGATGTTGAGTTCCTTGGGGAATTTGAGGACAAAAAAATAGCACCCTGAATGTTTTGGCGAACGCAGGTGCTATTTACCGTAGGAATACAAAAGTATTTCTACGTTTATTGTAACACGTAGTTAGGTTTTTGGAAAGCGTGATTTTATGATTTACAGAAAATGCAGAATCTGTGGATGTAGTTTAGATCCCGGGGAAGGAAGCATGTGTGAAGAATGCCGGGACGAGCAGTACATGAAGAAGCAGCGAGAGAAAGCTGTCAGATACATGGTTTTATCTACAGATTTCAGACAGATGGAAATGGAGGAATTTTTAAATGGCAGCGCCTAGTTTGACATGGAAGGATTTAGGAATACTCAAGGATGCACTGGATGAATTTGAAAGAACACTGGAAGATTTAGGCATAGAAGCCGGTGAAGTCTCATGGCATACCGATGGAAGTATTCATGGTGAATTCGTGTATGGCACAAGGAAGCTGATTACCAACACAGACGATGATGGGGAGGGATTTTCTCACAGATATGAATGATAGTTACGATTTGTGGAAAGACAGAGATCGGAGTCAAGGCGAATGGCTTGAGCGTAGACCAAAATGTATATGTTGCGGTGAACACATCCAGGATGATACAGCAGTACAGATTAGAGGAGATTATTATTGCGATAGCTGCCTGGATGATATGAGAGTTTATATCGAAGATTGAGAGGCAAGATAATGGAAAATAATTTTTTAAATGCAAATGAAATCAGTTGCAGAGTTCAGCAGATTTCAGAAAAAGGATTGTCTTTGCTGTTGTATGTCACTTCCAGAGATGGACAAAAAAGGCTTGATGAAAAATATGGAGCGCTCGGATGGCAGGACAGATATGAAGTAATCGATGGAGATTTATATTGCATTATTTCTGCATGGGACAACGAAAAGAAGATGTGGATTTCTAAAGAGGATGTAGGAACTGCATCTTATACAGCAAAAGAAAAGGGACGAGCATCGGATGCATTTAAGAGGGCATGTGTAAAGCATGGAATTGGAAGAGAATTATACACGGCACCTTTTATATGGATTCCGGCAGCCAATTGTCATATTAAAACAGACAATAATGGAAAATCTTCTACAAGAGATAAGTTTTTTGTAAATCTTATTAAATATTCTTCGGATGGCAAAATTGATGAATTGGAAATTGTAGATCAGGAGATGAACATTGTATTTAAACAATATCCGTCTCAGAAAATTGATGATGTGAAATATCAGGTTCTACTCGGAAAACTGAAAGAAGCGGATGTATCAATGGATACAATTGTTGAGCTGTTTCATGTAAATACATTACAGGAACTTGATATTAATCAGTGGAATAAATGCATGAGAAAACTTGAAGTCACGATTGCAGCAAATGCCGGAAAAAAGGGTGATGCATAATGCATGCGATTGTAAAGATTAACCAATACCGAGAGCGGAAAGACGGAACAGACTTGGTTGTATCTGTTCCAGACCTGAAGCTTGGTGAACTGTTCCAGAGAAAGAAAATCAGAAATGCCGAAATCCGCTTTGATGATGGCAGGCACATATCAGCAGAGCAGAGAAAAAAAGCATATGCCACGATCAGAGACATTTCAGATTGGACAGGATATCTTCCAGAAGAAATGAAAGAGATATTGAAGTATCAGCATATGATGCGTACCGGTGATGCGTATTTCAGTCTTTCCAACTGTTCTATGGACACAGCGAGGGAATTTATCAACACGATACTGGAATTTGCCCTAGAGAACGGAATACCGCTTTCTGACAATGCAATAGAACGTACAGATGACATAGGAAGATATCTTTACTACTGCCTGTTACATAAAAAATGTGCAATCTGTGGAAAAGATGGAGAGATTCATCATGAGGATGCAATCGGAATGGGTAATAACAGGACAAAAGTAGATGATTCCAGTTATAAAAAAATCTGTTTGTGCAGAGAACACCACACACTGGCACACAGCCTTGGAGTGATCCGGTTCAGAGAGATGTATAAGGTCTATGGAATTGTTGTAAAGGATTTATAGGGTTGAAACACCTTGCCAAATGGCAGAAAGAAACCTATTCATGCAGAAAATAATATATCACGAATTATTGGAAGCTGGTTATTATCTCCGGGTTAAGTCCCGGAGAGGAAAGGGGATAAATGAAAACAATAAATGACATTCACTGCGGACATTTGAAACCATTACCGAGACTTTCTAATCCATTTGAAGATAGAAAACTTCGAAAGCAGATAGAGACGGCAAATACAAAGGATGACTGCATTATCAATGTTGGAAATGGATATTACAGACCAGTTCCGGGAGATTCAGTAGATGAAAAAGAACTGGATGAATATCTATCAAAAGAGCTGCACCGTGCCAGAGCGATACTGAAAAAACGTTTAAATATGAAAATGACATTTGAAAGGTGGCGAGAAGTTGGAGTACCTACTGATAATACCAGGACGACTGGATAACTTGAATGATTTTATCCGTGCGGATAAGGCAAGCCGTTACAAAGGCGGAGAGATGAAAAAGCAGAATGAAGCTATTGTTTCTGTGTACATTAGAAAGTGCCTGAGAGACGTAAATATCAATAAAAAAGTATTTATGGAATATCTGTGGGTGGAAAAGAATAAAAGGCGTGATTTGGACAATATATCGTCATTCGGCAGAAAAGTGATCCAGGATGCATTAGTTAACTGCCATGTATTAAAAAATGATGGCTGGGAGCAGATCTGTGGATTCTCTGATGAATTTCGTATAGATGCTGAAAATCCACGGATTGAAGTTCGGATTCGGGAGGTGGAAACTTGAACTATTTAGCTGAGATAAAAGCATTTTACGACAGGCTCGAACTAAACCCGCAGCCCAACACTGCAATCGCCTTATGGCATGCGCTAATGTCCATAGCGAATAAGGCAGGGTGGCCAGATACGTTTACGGTAGCCTCGTCAGTCCTTGGACTTCGGTCTGGATTAAATGCATCAGCGTTAAAGAGAGCGAGAAACAAGCTTGCTACAGATGGGTTCATCGAATGGAAATCGCGCGGTGGGAATCTTGCAGCACAATATAAAATAAATAGTCTTGTGGTTCAAAATTACAGTAAAAATGAACCACAAGATGAACCACAAAGTGAACTGCAAATTGCACCACAGTTTGAACCACAAAGTGAACCTATTAATAAACAAAGACATAAACATAAACAAAATACACCCCCTATATCCCCCGTGGAAAAATTTGAAGAGTTTGCCGCGGCCTATCCGAAACGGTGCACTGGCTGTCTTGTTGAAACTGAATACTGCAATGCGGTACTGGCTGGTGTACCGGAAGATGATCTGGTATTGGCCGCACAGAATTATGCAGATATATGCAGACGGGAGAAAACAGCAGAGCGATATATTAAAAATGCAGAGAATTTCTTGAAAGAGAATATATTTATGCAGTATCTAAAAGGAGAGAACGATGGATCAGTTGGAAGAGATACTGGAACGCATGAAAAATCACTCAACGAACTTATGCAGGAATGCGGAGACACCGGAGACTTCCAAGGATTCTGATGTGTGTCCAATTTGCGAAGGTCGGGAGTGGATCTTGAAAATAAAAGACGGAGTTGAAATAGCAGTACCGTGTAAGTGCCGTGAGAAAGCGGTCATGTCAAGGCGGTTGCGATTCGCAGATATACCGGAGGCATTCCGTGGGATGGATCTGAGATCGTTTCGAATGGATGTGTACAGGAAGCAGGAAAGTAAAAAGATGGTGTCAGATGCCTGTAAAATCATAAAAACCTATCTGGATGATTTTGAGAGCCAGAAGGAAAGAGGCATGGGACTGTATATCTGGTCGAGGACAAAGGGAAGCGGTAAGACGAGGATCGCTGCCGGGATTGCAAATGAGCTGATGAAAAACTATGCAGTGAAGTTTGCAGTGTCACTGACCATCCTGCAAGAGATTAAGAATACATGGCGGAGAGATACAGAATACAGTGAGAACCAGCTTTTAGACGCACTTTACACCACAGACATTCTTGTAATTGATGATTTCGGAGTGGAGAGACCAGCGGACTGGATAAATGACAAAATGTATCAGATCATCAATGAGCGGTACATAAACCAGAAGGTAACGATTTTCACGAGTAATGATCCGCTGGACAAACTATCCTACGATGACCGGATCACGAACCGGATTAAGGAGCGGACATATCAGATCGCATTTCCAGAAGAATCAGTCCGGGATCATATCGCAGAGCGGATGCAGGAGGAAATCATTGAAAAAGTGATAACAGGAGGAAAAACATGAGCAATGCATTGAGAAAAAAGACAAGAAAGCTTGAACCGAAAAATTATGAGGATAAATTCACAATGCAGCGCATAGCCAGACATATAAGCGAATCTGACAATTGTTTTTGGCAGACATTCAAATCAATGCAGATGTCATGCTTTTATGTTCTGTACTATGACATAGATTTCTCAAAACAGAAGCTAAAGAATTACAACGAAATTCTTCGGAAGAATAACGAGAAAATAAAAAATGTATCCACCATTAGAGCAGAGGAAGAAAGATTTATAAAAAACATTGGGTTTGATTGTGAGAAAGAAGCAAGGAATTTTCCGTACAGAGCCAAGATTCGTATGTATGGCAAGAATCCTAAGCAGAACCAGATTAAATCCGTAATTTCGAACATGAATGACGGCATTGAGTGTTATTTGGTGATTGCAGTTTATACACTGCATTACAATTACAAATTCAGTGGCGAATTGATTCGTGAATGGTGGAACAGGATGCTGGATTTTTCCAAGAACTATGTAGAGGGAATGAACGACGACCATGTTGTGAAATATTTCAAGCAGGAATGTGATTTAGATATAGCGGAGTGATGCCAATGGGAGAGATGACAAAGACAAGCGTATAATACTGCCGGAAATGTAAATATTCGTACAATCACAGTCAAACAGAGGTCATGTGTGGATATTATTCACAGACAGGATTAAGACGCGGCTGTCCGGTAGGAATGTGCGATAAATTCGAAAAGAGAGGTAGAAAAAAGAGGAGGGTACAGTTGAAATGACAGACGAAACCAAGCAGGAGATAGAAGCGGTACTGATGTTGTTAAAAAATACATTGGTAAGAAATGGCGTAAGCATAGCACTTGCAGGAAGTGAAGATACCGGAAAAGACGATGGATGCATTATGTTTTTTGATACCGCAGAGTATTGTCGCACCGGGAAATTTAAAGGGATATCTGTTAAAACAATGGATTTAGTGAGGTAGAAATATGATGGAGTGTATGAAGAGCATGGCGAAGAAGTCACAGGACGAGCCGGTAGAAATGGAAAATGAGCGTATGAAAGTTTCTCACTTAGATATTATCGTAACAATGATAGACAAAAAGCCATATTACGAAATCAAGTACAAGGAAATCGGATCGAATCATTATAGCGTTGGCTACAGCTCATACAAGCTGGAAAATGTTTTATCTTGGAGAGACGAGTGTTTTGAGGTCGTGGAGAAGCCACAGACCAATGCAGACCGGATCAGAAGCATGACGGATGAGGAGTTGGCAGAAGTATTATTTGGAAGTTGCATAGAACACATGGGAGTAGAGGAATGTTCTCATCCTGAAGAGGCTTGCAAATCATGTGTTTTGGAATGGCTTCGGGAAGAAAGTGAGGAATAGCATGGAGAGATTAACGACAAATAAAAGCGTGGCTGACATGTCGATGATCGAGCTGGCACATAATAGCTGCTATGCAGATGATGAGCGCAATGCCAGATACAGAGATTATAATCTGGACGTTGATAGCAGGTGGCTTATAAGAAATCTTGTCAAAGATATTTGCGGTGAAGATTTTAAGGACTTATCAGATGAAGAAGTTGACGAATATATGGCTTCCATGCTGTCAGTAGAAATAGACAGTACAATAGGACTTTTAGCATTGTTCTATCGCAATTTATGGGCTATGGCTGATTTGCGAGAAAAATTGAAATATTATGAGGATGCCGAAGAGCAGGGATTACTTCTGCGGTTGCCGTGCAAGGTGGGAGATAAGGTATATCAGATAAGCGAAAAATTTATTGAACCATGTACGGTTGAGACAATATTCTTGGGAAATTATAGGGATAGAAGTGGAAATTGGTGTAACATGGCAGAAATTTATTATGACAGGGATGATTGTCCTTATGTGTCTACAGAGATGTATTTCACTGATATTGGCGAAACGATATTCCTCACAGAAACTGAAGCCGAAGCCAAGCTGAAAGAAATAGAGGAAAATCAATGATTAAAGGAAAGAAAGTAGTAATGAACGACAAATACTATGTGTCAGAGAAAAATAAAGGCAAGATTTTTGAAGTTACAAGTGAGCCGTATAGTGTATGCGGAACCGTAGTCGTAAAGCTGAAAGGCTTAAGCGGCTGTTATGCGTTGGATGGATTAGATGAGGTGAAGGATGGAGAATAGACATTTATTTCGTGGAAAGCGGATTGATAACGGAGTGTGGGCGTGTGGATATCTTTATGGAATCTGGGAGAAAAGATATATTTTATGGGGAATGTTTAATGATATCCCGGGCATGATTAAAGTGGATCAAGCTACCATCTGCCAGTGCACTGGACTTAAGGATAAGAACGGAAAACTGATCTGGGAGAATGACATTCTTTCAGGGCATATCGATGATGAGTTTCCAGAAGATGAGACGAGAAAGAGTGTCGTGTGGCATGAAAACGGATGGTGTACGAATGAGCCGGGCTGTGATTACTACGAGGAACTGGATGATTTTGATTCAGAGAATTTTGAAGTGATCGGCAACATGATTGATAACCCGGAACTGTTGGAGGTGTGACTATGACAATTGATGAAGCTATATCACACGCAAGAGAAGTGGCTGAATGCCAAAAGATGTCAGCAAGACTAATCGAAGATAATGCGTATATTCCAGAATCGGTTGATAAAGAAGCCATTACATATGGCAATACTATATGTGCAAACGAACATGAGCAACTTGCTGAATGGTTGGAAGAACTGAAGCAGTACCGCGCAATCGGCACGGTGGAAGAATGCCGGGCGGCGATGGAAAAACAGAAAGCAAAGAAACCAATGCATGTAACGAATAGTTATTTTGGATACCAGAAACATAAAGAACATGTTGGTTATTGTCCAGATTGTGGGCATCAAGTAGAAGAACCTTATGGATGTCCAAATTGTTTAATAAAAATTGATTGGAGCGATGAAGAATGAGTGAAAGATTGAAGCCATGTCCGTTCTGCGGTGGAAACGCAATTTTCTTAACCATTACAAATAAGTCATCACATTCGGCTGTTGGGGTAATGTTCAAAATCAAATGTATGAAATGCGGAACAGAACTTCCAAAAAGCTATGAATGTGAGATGTACATGGATCAGGACGGAGGCATCAGAACAGGGAAAGACGAGCGAACGAAAGCAACTACAGATTGGAACAGGAGGGCGAACGATGGGAAGACTGATTGATGCGGAGACATTAAAGCAAGAATTATATCAACAATGGTTTATGGATATTCTTCTTACACAGACAAGTAGTGAGGATATGTTTTATGCATTGGCACAGAAGATTGACCAGCAGCCGACTGCATATGACACGGACAAGGTTGTGGAGCAGTTGGAAAATGAGAGAAAGTTTTGGGAGAATGCATACAACAGGAATTTGGGAAAAGAGAAAGCAAGAAGTTATGAGCATGCAATCGAGATTGTGAAAGGCGGTGGAGTAAATGGCGATTAAACCGATTTTATTCAACACGGAAATGGTTCGGGCAATTCTGGACGGACGGAAGACTTGCACCAGACGGTTGGTAAAGCCACAGCCTAAATCAAAGCTGTGTTACACATTCGCAGGAAGTGATTCTGACACATGGGGATATCCAAATAGAACAGCACATGAAATATGGGGAGAAGAATTTAAACTTCCAAACGATATTACAGAGGAAGAATTGAGTAAACGATGGAATCCACCATATCACACAGATGATATCCTGTATGTCCGGGAAACATGGTGCGGACTTCCAGTCAATGAAGCAGGTCATATGCGTGGTCATACCATCTATTATTACAAAGCTGATGGAGAACTTCGACCTAAAGGTTGGAGAGGCACTTGGCATCCGTCAATCCACATGCCGAAAGAAGCGGCACGTATCTGGCTTAAGGTTACGGATGTGAGGGTGGAGCGGTTGCAGGAAATCACATCGGAGCAGATTTGCAGAGAGGGTGTAGAGGTGGAATATCCTCATGTGTTGAATGGAGAAGAAAAAAGATATGCTTTTTCAAGACTCTGGGATTCTACCATCAAGAAGTCCGATCTTGACCGCTACGGTTGGAATGCCTCACCTTGGGTGTGGGTGATTGAATTTGAACGATGCGAGAAGCCGGAAGTAGTGTGAGAATATGAGTAAATTTGATTATGACTGTTTTTGCGGAGACGACGATTCACTTGGTTTCAATGCGAGTAAATACAACAAGGAAGAAGCTTTAAAAATTGGCGCGGAAGAATATGGGTGTAACGTAAACGAATTAACGGTAGAAGAAGCCTATATTTATTATGGTTTTGGAACTGATGAAGATGGAGAAACACGTACAACGTATTGGCTTTGCGATGTACCTAAAGGAAATAGCTTTGAAGCATGGAGAGTGTATAAAAAATAGGAGGTGGTGGTGATGTCTAAAGCAGTATTAGTTATGGATATGCCAGAATCATGTTTTGGTTGCAACTTTTTGTATTGTAACGCGGATGCAGGTATTGACAGTTGCCAGGCTATGGAAGTATCAAGAATTGTTGATTCTGAAACATACGAAAGACCAGATTGGTGTCCACTTCGGGAACTGCCGGAGAAGATGGAAGTGTGTGGGAAGTACCCGCAGCCAGGTAAGCCTATCCCGTCGTATAGATTTGGTTGGAATGCTTGTTTAGATGAAATTTTAAAAACAGATGGAATGAGAAAGGAGTAATGACAGAAGCCTTGGTAGACCAAGGTTGACCGCCTAAAGGTGAAGAAAGGCGAGAACAAAAGGAATTTAATTAGCGGTGTCGTATGGCACTATTGGGAGCCGTAATTCCTTATCCACGGACACAGAGCAATCTGTTAAGTGGTTGTCATGAAAAGATTAAAAGTATGTTGGGTAAGCGCAGGAATATCAAGTTTTATGGCTGGATATTTAGCAGGGAATGTAGACGAATGGATTTACATTGACATTGCAGACCAACATGAGGACAGTATCAGGTTTATTAAAGATTGCGAGAAAGCAATCGGGAAAGAAATTCAGATACTGAAATCAAGCGAGTACAGATGTGTAGAGGATTGCGTAAGAACATTTGGAGGATTTAGAAATCCGGCAAACGGATTCGCACCTTGCACGAACTGGCTCAAAAAGAGAGTGAGAAAAGAGTGGGAGGAACGACATAAGGATTGTGAATTGACTTACGTCTGGGGATTCGACCTTAAGGAAAAGAACCGGGCAGAGCGGACGATTGAAGCAAATCCGCAAGCCGCACACGAATTTCCGCTGATTGACAAAAACCTCTCAAAAGAAGAGGTACATGGATTGTTTGAACGGACTTTTGATTTTGCCCGACCTTTGATGTATGACCTTGGCTATCCGAACAATAACTGTATCGGCTGTGTAAAAGGCGGCATGGGTTATTGGAATCATATCAGAAAGGATTTCCCGGAAGTCTTTGAAAGTCGGGCGAAGTTGGAAAGAGAAGTTGGTTATTCAATCCTTAAGGACGGAAAAGGTAATCCGGTATATCTGGATGAACTTGAACCGAACAGAGGTAACATGAATACAGAGATTTTCCCAGATTGTGGGATTATGTGCTATTTGGCACAACAGTAGGGGAGGTGATGCCATGATTCAGATAAGCATTTTTGACATGATACGTGAACCAATCCGTATTACAAAACCTATACGATTAATTGAACTGTTTGCCGGATATGGTTCGCAGGCAATGGCAATACACAACTTTACAAACAGTTTGGAAACAGTATCGTCGTGGATGTGATGTGTGCAATGTTTAGAAACTTAAATATTGAGCAGGAGATAAAATAGTTAAATTAGAATTTACCGGAGGAAATGTGAAATGGGAATGACAAGCAATCAACTTGCCTTAGTGCGATATGTGGCTGAAAACAATATACAAAAAGCCAAAGATGCAGCTCTTTGCTGTTGCGCTGAGGATACAACTCAGAAAAACCATTATGCAGTCACTAAATATCAGAGTCTGTTACGATCTGGTGGAATGAATCTTATGGAACTTCCTGCAAATATTTCAGGGTTTGCCACGATGGAAGATCTGACAAATACATATTTGGAAAACAGATATTATTTAACGCAGGATGAAAGAAAGTTATTTGAGTTAATCAAGAACATGAACGATGTGAGTTTACAGCTTATGGAGAAACAGATCCCGTATTTGAATGCAACATTGCTCTATGGCGAGAGTGGAGTCGGAAAGACGGCTTTTTCTAGATATGTAGCATATAAACTTGGAATGCCATATCTGTATGTAAATTTTTCACGTATGCTTGACAGTTATCTTGGCGGAACTGCAAAAAATCTCACTAATTTGTTTAATTTCATCAATCAGCAACAATGTGTTGTAATGTTGGACGAGATAGATAGCTTGGCAGTAAAGAGGGAATACGGTGGTGGCGGTGCAAGCGCAGAGGTTTCCAGAAGCACTACATGTTTATTACAGCTGCTGGATGCAGTTACTAACGACCACGTAATTATTGCCGCAACAAACCTTATGGATGATGTTGATACCGCAGTGAAGCGTAGATTCACAGAAAAGCATGAGTTACATAGGCTTTCAGCGGAAGACAATGAACGGTTTATCAGACAGTACCTTGACGATGCAAGGTTTTCTTATGATTTGGATTCTGTTAGAAAGTATGCTGCAGAAAATCATTCACAAGCTGAAATTATGACGCACGTAACAAGAAGCATTGCCAGTACGCTTATCAACAAGGGTGAACTGGTAATGTTGTAAATTAGATTTTAATGGAGGTACGAGTATGGATTTTTTAACAAATTTGGACAGTGAAACATTAAAGGCAGAATTATTAGCCTTTTTAGAACTTGGAGATGATGAATTCGACATATCTTCGATGGGAGAATTTGAAGAGCAGTTTGTAGAATTTATCAAAGATGATTTGTCTTATGCGGATTAATTAGATTTTAGTGGAGGTATATAGATGGCAAATAAAAAAGCTAAAAGAACTTGCGAGCAATGCATTCACGAACATGCGTGTCAAGCATGGAATATGGGTATAATTCAAAATATGGACGCAACCAATTGTAAAAATTATGAGACTGTTAAAGACTCAAATGCCTATTTTTTAGGAGCAAGGAGCGCAGAGGATGATGCATATTCAAGAGGCTGTCTTGCCGGAATTGAATTAGGACATAAAGAAGCGTTATGTGGAATAACTCAAAAAGACGCGAAAAGTATGATTAACACATTAGACATGTTCAAAAGTTTTGCGTTTAATATTCATGGAGTGATTGATATTGTTGATGATAGAAATATCGAGCAAATGAGAAAAATTTTAAATCAAGTAAACTGAACTTTAACGGAGGAATCAACATGAAACTTATAAAAAAGAAAGCTGAATTTGTGGGGTACGTAGTTTTATATTGTGGTAGCTTTCCAGAGTGGAGATGTCCAGATAAAGATTGTGGAATGAGCGTGATGGAAGAATATAAATGCTGTCCATATTGCGGACGGCGTTTAAAATTTGATAAGAGCAAAAAATGAACTTTAACGGAGAAAGGAAAAACACATGAAAATTACAGTAAAAAAGGGTGAGAAAATTTTAATAAGCAGGGAGGATGTTATCAGTATTACAGATAAGGTCGGTGCGTATGAAATGATGTATGAGGGTGGAATAGGACAGTTAGTGTACAAAGACGAAGGTGTAGAAATTGTATTGGATTAAATTGAATATAGAACATTTACCGGCTGAAATATGCCGGTAAAAAAATACAATAATGTTGCATGAATACGATAATATGTTGTGTTTTTATAAACTGATATATGGTATAATGGTGTAAGAAACATAGTTGTCACGCATGGGGAGATGTTTAAAATGAGCAGAGAGGAAACGATAGAGATATGCACACGCATAGACGATTACCTAGGCGATAAAATAGCAGAATCAATTTTAAATAATATCTCATATGACAAAATGGAAGCACGCTATGGGATTATGCCGATTTCTCGCACGCATTTTTACAGAAAAAAGAAAATGGCATTAAGGATGCTTAACAGCCGGAGCTTGTACGAAGAAGAAAGCAATGGACAGCTACGCATAATACTTTGATTCACGCATAGAACTGCACGCATAGACACACGCATATTATTTTAAACTGCACGCATAACGCACGCATGACACGCATAGACGGATTTCTTATCACGCATAGGATAAAAATACCACGCACGCATAAAAATGGCTGTATTGTAAAAATATGCAAGGCAGATGCTGGATATAAAAATAAAAATCCGCACACAAAAAAAGCCGCCGGTAGTGATCCGGCGGTTATCCTCTGCGGCGGTTAAATCAGTTTAAAAATTCTTGTGTCTAAAATTTCGGTGGCAATTCTTTTAGCATCGCTTTGACTTTCTGCCTTTATAGTCATTGTAAAAAATCCGTGTCCGCTTAAATAACTATAATGTACCTTAAATTCTTTCATACGTCCAATTCCTCCACATTCTTTATTATTTTAAAATAAAACCGTATCCGCTAGTAAGTGCTGCTCTCTGAAATTCTTCTTTCCCATATTTTCGATACATTTTTTCAAGATTTTCAGAAATGTCAAATCCGGCAAGCTTCAATTCATGTAGTATCATTATTTTTTCAATCATAAAATCAACCATCCTTTCGTTTATGCCCTGTCTCATCGGTGCAGGTGGGGCAGTTCCTACAGACCGCCGGGCGGCGGTTTCGACTTACTTTCTTGAATAAAATTCTTTCAATGCATCATTTGACCAGTTCGACATAATGTTTTCAAAATCTGCGCCATAGATAAATTTTAATGTTTCGCAGAATGTTTCATATCGAGCTTTTTCAGTGCTTTCAAAAATGCTCTTTTCAAATGAATCATTTTCCAAACAATCCATGTATAAATCTTTATAATATTCTTTACATTCGCTTAAATTTTTCATTTCGTTTTCCTCGCTTTCTGTTTTCCTGTTCCTTTGTTAATATTATAATACACTAAAAACAGTGTAATATCAATATACAAATACACCAAAATAAGTGTAAAAATATCAGCAATAATTGTGTATTTTTTTGGTGTAAAATTAATTGAAATAAAAATGTCTCAGGTATATAATAAATACGAAAGAGAGGTGCGCAGATGCTTACTTATAAAATTGACGTATTGGAAACGCTGAAAGAAAGCGGATATAACACGACACGGCTTAGAAAAGAGCAGATCGTAGGAGAAAGCGCAATCCAATCATTGAGAAAAGGCGAAATGGTAGGGATTAAAACACTCGAAAAGATCTGCGATATACTGGACATGCAGCCGGGGAATATTATAAAATACGTAGAAGATAAAGAAAAATAAAATACTTTAAAAATAATGTAAAAATGTATTGACAACACACCATTTTCGGTGTATTATAATATCAGAAACAAGGAAAACACATAATACACCGGAGGGAAAATAAGATGCTTTACATTAAAGATTGGTTTCTACAGAAAAATTTAACAGATTCACAAAGACAGCTTTTTGCAGACGGAGAGAAAGAGCAGATTGGAGAGACAGAGAAAGCGGTAAAAATTAAAGTTAAATCTGATAATGGAGAGTTTACTTTCTGGTGTCCAAAGTACTGTTTGGCAGATAAGCCGGAGATAGCAGCACCGGAGCAGATGGCAGAATTTAAAAAGAACGGTGTTGAAATGATCGCAAACGGTCATAAGATCATTGTTAAAAAATCAGAAGTAAGCACATATAAAATGATGGGATTTAAGATCGTAAAATAAGGAGGATAAAAAGATGGAAGAATTAAAAAAATGTTATCAGGAATTACAGAAAAGGATCGCAGAAATTGAAAACAGACATGACACAGACATCATGGATTTTATTAATCTTGATGACGAAGTGAAAGCCGAGTACATGGGCGACTGGAAAGAAAAAGACGTGCAGGGTTGGGAGTATCTGGTAAATAGAGCTAGCACAATCCGAAAAGCGTACAGGATTGTTGCGGAAGAATTGTACATCGGAGAATTTCTACCAGAAATTGACGAGTAAAAACCTAGAATGTTAATTTGAAAAAAAGGAGATAAAATTATGTATAGTTGCGTATTAAAAAATAAAGAAGGTATTATTTTTGACGAAGGAAAAGATTTTGAAACATTAAGAGAGGCTTTTAAATGGGCTTCAAACAGGGGACGCGGGTACGTTGTGCAGGTGTCGGATGATAATGGTAACGAGTGGGAAGCTAGTGTTGCTGAAAGCCTAAGCGAAATGAGCTTTAGGCTTCGGACAATAGATCGAAGCCTGTGTACAAGCGGATATGCCACCATGAACGAAATGAACTTTGATGATACCGTAAAAAAATGTAAATGTAATGAATTTGGCGGAACTTATTACTTAAGATTTTAATAGAAAGCGGCTTGAAATATAGCCGCTTTTTTTATGCCTAAAAATGGAACAAAAACTATTAAAAAATATCTTATAATAAAATTATAAGTAAAATGATGGGAGGTGTGCGCCTTGGCAAATTTAAAAGGAAAAGTAAAAAAGCTTCAGACTGCGATTGTCCAGCGTGGGCTGATTATAAAAATAAACCAAAATCAATTTTACAGTGCGGACCAGAAGCGCATGATCACAATTTACAGAATAATTACGCCAGTGTACACCTTTAAACCTAAAAAGCAAAAGTGGAAAACAGAAGATTATGAGATTCTTAAAACGGCATCTATCCCAGAAGTAATATTCTGCTTGCTTGAAATTTATAAGGAGGTAAGCAAATGACGAAATGCAGAGAATGCGGAAAGATTTTGCCAAACGGGCAGATAACAGATATTTGTCTTGATTGCTCCAGAAAAAATATACAAAAATTGTTTCGTGAAAATCCTGAGCTGAAAGATGCATTCGTGGAGTCAATTAATGAATTAAAGAAACCGGAGAATAGAAAAAAGATGGTGTATGACACTTGCCGTGTAATAAATGCAATTAACGAAATGCGTGACGGGCGGTGAGCGGATGAAGAGAGAACTCACACAGAAACAGAAAGCATTTGCAGACGAGTATATAAAAAATGGTGGGAATGCCACACAGGCATATATAAGCGCAGGCTATAGTGAGAATGGAGCAAATCGAAGTGCGCAAAAACTACTGTCAAAAGCTGTCATTTCGCAATATATAGCGGAAAAAATGGAGCAAATCGAGAAAGAACAGCACCGGGATATCATGTCACTTGCAGAAATCCAAGAGCGAAGGAGTAAAATAGCGAAGGGCGAAGTCGTGGACGGTCTCGGATTCGCCCCGGACTTCTCTGACCAGCTTAAGGCAATGGACGGACTGGAGAAAGCTTTGACGATTGCAGAAAAGCATAAACTTGAAGCAGAAGAAAAAGAGAAGAGAGAAAAGGCAGCACTCTGGACGATCCCTATCACAGACATAACATCCGACTTTGTGGAAATTTACAGAACGGTGCATGAAGCTTTTACTGGAGAGATAGACATACACGAGATCATATCGAAGGGTGGGCGTGGTTCTATTAAGTCCAATTTCTGGGGGAATCTTGCATATGAGACGATCAGACAGGATCCGCAGGCGCATGTCGTATACACTAGAAGATTTAAAGTCGACCTGAGAAGCTCGGTATATAATCAGTTTATGAAAACGGTCATAAGATATCATGACCTGGATAACTGGGATTTTAAACAATCCCCAATGTGTGCGGTTTATAAACCAACCGGGCAAATGGTCATGTTTGCCGGAGCAGATAAGCCAATCAGCTTAAAATCGTTCAATGTGCCATTCGGATATGTGAAGCTTTTAATTCATGAGGAATGCGACGAGATGGCAGGGGTTGAGCAGATGGATAACATCGAAGATACATTTCTGCGAGCAGATACACCGGCGCTTGACATAAAAATCTTCAATCCTCCGAAGTCAAAAAATAACTTTATGAACGAGTACACCGAAGAGTGCCAGAATAAGCCGCAGACAAGGATCTGCCACAGCTATTATTATAATGTTCCGGTGAAATGGCTTGGAAAACGATTCTTCGAACGCGCGGAATGGTTCAGGATTCATAAACCATTATATTATAAAAATAATTATCTCGGAGAAGTCACTGGAACAGGCGGCGGCATCTTCGACAATTTAGAAATACGAAAAATATCGGATGAAGAGTTAATGACATTCGATACAGTAAACCACGGCTTAGACTTCGGATACACTCACCCACAGGTGTTCAGTCAGAATTATTATGATTATGAGACGGACACACTTTACATTTTCGGTGAGGTTTATTCTAAAAAGTGTAAAAACTCTACCTTTGCCAGAAAGATAAAGAAGTTTATGAATGTGGAGATCATATGCGATTCAGCCAGACCGGACGGAATAGCAGAGATGCAGGACTGGGGATTCAATGCGATCGGGGCAAAGAAAAGATGGGGAAGCGGAAAAGGAAGGGATTACTGCTGGGAGTGGCTTCAACGATGCAATAAAATCGTGATTGATCCAGAGCGATGCCCGAACACAGAAAGCGAGTTTACAAAGGCAGAGCATGAACAGCTCCCAGATGGTTCATTCTCAGATGCTTATCCAACATTGGAAGAGGATACGATCATGGCAAACATTTATGCATTAAACAGAATCATCATGACCAGCCGAAGGAATGACGGTCTTTATGATGATGATGATGAAGACAGCGACGATTATGAGGATTAAAAAATGAATTTTTTTGAAAAAATAAGGGAGACGATCATGAAGTTTTTTAGAACAGATGCTGAGAAAGAATTTAATGTCGAGTTTATCACTTCCCCGGAGATCGAGAACTCACAGCAGAGATGGAACGACATCATTAAGGGGAGTCCTTTCTGGGTTGATCCGAAAAAAAATGACATTAGGACAATAAATTTCGCAAAATTCCTCTGCCAGTACACAGCAAAGAAAGCTTGCATGGATTTATCAGTGAGCATAACCGGTTCAGAAAGAGCAGATTTTATTAATAAGTGCATCAGGGCAATGGTTGACACTTCTATCAGAGACAAAGTCGAAGATATGCTCGGAGTTGGTGGTATAATTTTAAAACCAAACGGTTCAATGAACCCAGACAACATGATCGATTATATTATGCCGTGGGATTTCGCAATCACAGAAAAAACAAACAACGGAGATATCAGAGGATGCATTTTCATTAATCGACTTTTAAAAGATAAAGTGTACTACTACCGGCTTGAATACCATCATTTCACGACCTCAAAAAATAAAGAGGGCGAAGAGATGAACGTGTACGAGATCCAGAACAGAGCGTTCAAGTCAAACAGCAGTAACTCACTTGGAAAAAAGATAGAACTGCATGACGTTCCAGAGTGGTCTTCAATTGAGGAAGCCGTTCATATTATGAACGTAGAAAAGCCGCTGTTTGCCTATTTAAAAACTCCATTCAATAATACAATCGATTACTCATCTCCGGAAGGTGTGTCGATTTTCTCAAATGCGCTCATGGAGCTTAGAGATCTGGATATAGCATGGAGTAAAAAAGGAAATGAGGTTGAGGATTCCCAGCACATAACTTTCATTGATGAAAATGCTATGATCAAGCAGGGCAAAGGCGGTACACGCACCTCAACAGTGGAGCTTCCTCGGTTCGTTAAAGGATTGAAATTGGGGCTGGATGCAAAAAGCACGATTGATGAACACGTCCCGACAATGCTTACTTCTAACAGAATTACGGACATTAACAGCGTCCTTTCTATGATCTCGACAAAATGCGGATTTTCACAGGGGCAGTTTATCCTCGATAGAAAATCTGGAAGATTGACAGCAACACAGGTTGAAAGTGATGACAATGAAACGGTAGAGACGATTAACGATATTCGGAAATGCATAAAAACAGCGTTGAAAAATCTCATTTATGCAATTAACGTATTCTGCGACCTTTACGGAATCCCTGCCGGCTATGTGGATGCACTGGATGATGATGTACCGGACGAAGATATATTTTATTTTAAAGATTTGCTTGCGAGCTTCGAACAGGACAGATCCAGAGCTTATAATTTAATGATACAGGGTATTTATTCTAAGCGTAAATACCTTAAGGAATACGAGGGATTCAATGATGATGAAGTAGATGCAATGTTTGCAGAGAGAGCGCAGGAAGATGCGGAAAGGAACAGCGGTGGTTTGTTTGGAGAGGAGTAAAATGATTCAAGGGATACCGAAGCTTTCTATAAATGGTGTTTTAAAAGGTGGATATATTATCCCGGAACAAGAACCGCCGGAGTTGGTTCAGATAAAGCTTCAGAAAAAGACTGTGATAGAGACGATTAAGTTTTATTTAGAGAAGTGATAGAGAGGGATGCGTTAATATAAAATATAATAAAGTCATTGGAAGCTTTAATATTAAGCTTGACACTAAAAGAATAGATGAAAATTTGAGAAATGCGCAGAATGTTCTTGACGAGCAGGTTGTAAATGACATGAGAAAATACACACCTATGCAGCAGGGCGATTTGAGAAACAAGACGCAGATAAAAGAACCCGGATTAATTACAGTAGATACACCCTATGCGCATTATCAGTATGTAGGCGAACTTTATTTAACTGAGGACGGTAGATCATGGGCAAACCGTGGAGAAAAGAAGTATCCGACAGGAACAGAATTAAAATATCACACACCTGGAACAGGTAAACGATGGTTTGAAACTGCAAAAGAAAATCACGGTAAGCAGTGGATTGATCTTGTTAAAAGAGAGGTTGGGAAAGGATAATGCTTAGACCGGATTATTTTTATGGAAAAACTGATAAACTGGTTGAAATGTATCAAGATCTTGAAAATTGGATTATATCAGACATTGCAATACGATTGATAAAATCCGGTAAATTGTCAGGAACTGCCGACCGAGAATTGTGGAAACTCCAACAGATGGGACTGCATAACACAGAGATTGTAAAAAGAATATCTGAAATGTCTGGAAAATCAAGAAATGAGGTTCGCAGATTATTAAGGGATAGCGTTATGACATCATTCTCAGATGATAAGGAAGTCTTGACGCATATATCAGCATCTGTTATATCTCAGCTAAAAAATAATACGGCAATTCTGGCAATGAATGCAGAGTTAATAAAAACATTCGGAGAACTTGATAATTTGACAAAAACAACCATTAACCAGACACAGAAAGACTTGCTCAATATGCTAAATGAGGTTGATTATCGGGTTGCATCTGGAATGCAGTCTTACAGCAGTGCAGTCTGTGAAGTTCTGGATAGATATGCAGAATCTGGTGTTATGGTAGAATACCCTGCCGGAACGAAGCGTTCTCTTGAAGCGGCAGTGAGATGTTGCGTTGTCACATCTATGAATCAGACCGCGGCACAGGTGACGAACATTTATATTGCACAATATAAAATAGAGTATGTTTTAGTATCAGCGCATCCGGGTGCCAGATATGATAAAAAGGATCCAACAGGTATTCCATCTCACGATCACTGGCAAGGCAAGGCATATAAAATAATTGGAAGCGAACCGGGATTTCCGAATCTTCTTGAAAGCACAGGTTATACCATAGACCCTAAAACCGGGACGGGAACTGTTGTAAATCTCTTAGGACTTCACGGATATAATTGCAGACATTCACATGGTCCGTGGCGAAAAGACATGGTAAATAAGTACCTTGATGAAAACGGAAATGTGAATATAAATGCAGATGAAAGTCAAAAACTTTATGATTTGCAGCAGAAGCAGAGATTACTTGAAAGAGAAATTCGCAAAACAAAGCGTGAAATTATGACCAAGAAACAGGAACTTGATATGATTGCAGAAACAGATGTAAAAGAGATCTTGCAACCTCAATATGATAAACTGGCATATAAACTGCGAATGCAGAATAAAAGGCTTCAATCATTCTGTAAGAATAACGATCTTCAATTGCAAGGCGATAGAACGAAGGTTTCTGGATTTAGTAAAAAACAGTCTGCGATTGCAAATGGACGAGCAACGGCTTATAAAAATAAAATCGAAAAAAATGGTACAACGAAAATGGAATAATATGTTATTATAATAATGTGTTAACCATACATACTTGGTTATCCACCTTTCTTTAATTAATGCAGTGGAACTCAAGCGAGATAACAACTCACCGTCATAGCCGGAAACTCCCCCAAATGAGGTAAAGCAAATGAAAAACATTGTTACGTGCTTTACCAAAGAAGAAAAAGAGCATATAAAAGAATTGTGTGATTTCACACCGACAGAAGAAACGCTCTTTGATTTACGGAAGAAAGAAAAGTCGCTAGAAGAATGTGCAGAAATTATGCATATTTCGACTAAGACAGCCGGACGTATTAACGTCAAAATGCAACATAAAATTCTTAAGGTAACTGGACAACATTTCACATAACTTTCTCCTCATTAAAGGCATCCGTTAAGGGTGTCTTTTTTGTGTCCTTTTAATGAGGTTTTGCTGGGGTGGTTCAATTGTGTTGTTAATAATAAAATGAAGATAGAAAGAGAGGTTTATTATGTACGAGTATCAGAGATATAACCAGTATTCTTATCCTCAATATCAACAACCACAACAGATTCAACAGCAATTCCCACAACAGATCATGCCGCAACAAGCTGGACTTTGCGGAAGAATGGTTAATTCTGTTGAGGAAGTCACAGCGAATGACGTTCCCATGAATGCACCATTTGCCATTTTCCCGAAAGCAGATGGATCAGAAGTTTATATAAAATCGTGGGGTGCTAATGGGCTTATTCAGACAGTTACATATAAACCGCAGCTAGACGGAAAGAAAAACGAATTACCGAAAGAAGACACGGCAACATTGTTTGCCCCGATAATGGAGCGACTAGACCAAATAGAAGCTAAAATAACTCAGTCCCAGAGGACTACCAGAACAAAGAAAGAGAGCGATTCTGAATGAATTTAATGCAGATGATCCAGTGCGGTGGAAACCCTAAGATGATATTAAAACAAATGATGAGCAACTCTCAATTTTCAAATAATCCGATCATGAAAAATACATTCGACATGATGAACCGTGGAGACAGTAAAGGGCTGGAACAACTTGCCAGAAATTTGTGCAAAGAAAAAGGCCTTAACCCGGAAGAAATCATGAGCCAGTTTAAACATTGATACTATTCTTGCAAGATTATGTATAAATAAATTTTATTAGGAGGAACACATATGTTTAATTCATCTCCAAGTTTAGCGGACATTGCCGCCGTTACTGGTGGAAACCGTAATGATGGTGCATGGGGCGATGGTGGTTGGTGGGTTCTCATTATTCTCTTTGCCTTATTCGGTGGATGGGGCGGTTATGGATTCGGTGGTAATGGTGGTGGCGGTTATACCGCAACTGCGGCTACACAGGCTGATATCCAGAGAGGATTTGACAATTCAGCAGTCATAAGTAAACTTGATGGCATTACAAATGGTCTTTGTGATGGCTTTTATGCAGTAAACAACGGAATGCTGACAGGATTTAACACCATTCAGCAGGCAATTAATGCGGACACAGTAGCAGGAATGCAGAATGCAAATGCTATTCAGTCTCAGCTTGCAAATTGTTGCTGCGAAACTCGTGAAGCTATCCAGGGTGTAAACTTCAACATGGCGCAGAACACTTGCGCATTACAGAACACCATGAACAACAACACGAGAGATATTATCGACAGCCAGAATGCCGGAACAAGAGCGATACTTGACTACTTATGCCAGGATAAGATCGCAACGTTGCAGGCAGAAAATAATGATTTGAGACTTGCAGCATCACAGGATAGACAGAACGCACTTTTGACTACCGCTATGACAGCACAGACAAATCATATTATCAACGCTGTTAATCCATCACCAATCCCAGCATACCAGGTGCCAAACCCGAACACATACATTCCGTATGGATGTGGTTGCAATAATGGATGCGGATGTTAGACAACTGAATAATTAAAGTATCTTAATCGACAAGATTATGTCTGCATAGCAGTATTACTTAAACACAAAGGGCAGACTTTAATGTTTGCCCTTATATTTTTGAAAGAGAGGAAAATATTATGTCAGAATTTACAGCCAATGCTTTACAGACTGTCCTGCAGGGAGAAGATGTCGCATTTACTGAGACACCGGTTTGCGGAACAAAATGCATCGTTCACAGACAGGGAAGCGGAGTAGTTAAGTTAAGGGGAATCACAAACCAGTGCAAAGCCAGATTCCTTGTATCTTATAGTGGAAATATCCAGATCCCAACCGGTGGAACGGTGGAAGCTATTTCTCTTGCAATCGCAATTGACGGAGAACCATTACAGTCTACAAGAATGATCGTGACACCTGCGGCAGTAGAAAACTTATTCAATGTATCTGCACAGGTTTATGTAGATGTTCCTTGTGGATGCTGCAGCACAATAGCGGTTCAGAATACATCTGGACAGACTATCGATGTTCAGAATAGTAATTTGATCGTAGTAAGGGAGGCCTAATATATGCATATTGAAAGAATTCATAAAATGCTCGAATGCCTTGCTGAAAAATCCTTATGTGAGATTGAAAAAGGGATTGAGAATGTCAACACAGAAGAAATGGGAGAAGTGATCGACATGATAAAGGATCTGTCAGAAGCAGAGTATTATGCCACAATTACTAAGGCAATGAACGAAGCGGACGAAGCAGATATCATGGAGAAGCTTTTAGAGTATGGGGATGACCGAAGATATTACGACCGGTATCGTTATGCTGATGGAAGATTTGCACCGAAAGGCAGAGGAAAACGAAGAGGATATGATGAACCCCCATATTATCACATGTACCCGGATGATTACGAAGATACAGAGCACAAGAGAGACATGGATAAGAAAGACCTGAAAAGGATGTATACAGATACCGGAATGATGGGAGATAGATCATATCAGAGGGATTCCAGAGAGGGAAAAGCCGGTATTTCCAGACGTACTTATATGGAGACCAGAGAAAACCATCATGGCAATTCAGAGGAAGATAAAAAAGAGCGTGCAAAAGCAAGAAAAGATTACTTGCGAGATATGCAGATGGATATTACTGAAATGACATCAGATGCAGCCCCGGAAGAAAAGCAGATGTGGAGAAATGAATTACAGATGATGTTACAGAAAATCTAAGAGGTGAGCGCAGTGTTTAAAATCAATGATGTTGAATGGAATATTTTATATGTAAATCCTAATAGTGAATGCTTGATGCGTTCAGATGGAACAATTACACTTGGTGTTACAGATTGGAACACACGAAAGGTTTATTTGTCAAATTCATTAAGCGGAAGTCTGTTAGAGCGAGTTCTATCTCATGAGTTGGTACACTGCGCTTCATTTTCATATGACTGCCAAATTCCAATAGATGTAGAGGAAATCGTAGCGGATTTTCTGTCTCTTTATGGAAAAGAAGTCGTTGGCATAGCAGATGATATTTTGAATGGGGTAATTGAAAATGGATGTTATAAAGCAGTATGAGGACTATATAGGGCTTAAAAAAGAATACATTAAAAATCCTACATTGGAAAACAAAAATGCAATGATAGCCAAATTAGAAGAGTACGGAAAGTATATATACGACCAGTGCAACAGATTAAGAAAGGATTGCATTGTGGAAGAAGAAAAAGAAGTACTTAGAAGGTATTTCGGTGGGAAATAGCAAAGAGGGGTGGAGCAATCTGCCCTTTTTAAAATGGTACAAAAAGTTGTTTAAAGTAGGTTAAAATATATATTGAAAAGAATATTAAAAGTACCGGACAGAAAAATGGATTCTGTTCGCTAACCTAGAATAGTTATAGGATGATGCATGGCACGTCCTATTTTGGGCGTGCTTTTTTATTTTTGGGAATTAATTCAGTGGAAGAAGACACGGCTTATATCCGGGTTGTCGAGGGTTCGATTCCTTCATTCCCAATTGCCAGCTATGGAGCAAATAGCAACTCATTCGTGCCGGACTGACCGGAGTAACAACTTGGAAAGAAAGAGGTAGAAACATGGTAAACGTAGCAAAAGAATTAAAGAAACTCGGAATTGAAATTTCAGACGAACAGAAAGAATCTCTTAAAAAGAGTATGGGTGAAGAGCTGTATTCCAAAGAAGAAATGGAAGACAAAGTTAAAAAAGCTTCATCAGAATCCGAACAGTGGAAAACCCGGGCAGAATCAGCAGAGAAAATGCTCGAAGGGTTGGATGGAAAAAGCCCGGAAAACATTTTAAAAGAGCGTGATGACTGGAAGAGACAGGCAGAGGATTCCAAAAAAGATTACGAAGCCAAAATCGCAGAGCATGAGAAGAATGAACTTTTGAAAGAAGCATTTGCGGAAATCGAGTTTACTTCTGAATCTGCAAAGAAAGCCATTATGGAAGACATTTCCAAAGGCGTAAGCGTGAGAAATGGAAAGCTGATAGGGTTCAGTGATCTTATTGAAGAAGCTAAAAAGACAGATGCAAATGCATTTGTAAATAAGCAGAATCATCCACAGGCGCATTTTACAAAACCGAATGAAAACAATTCCGGTGGTGATAAGCCTGCAACAAGAGAGAGCATTTTATCTATCAAAGATAGATCAGAACGTCAGAAAGCAATTGCCGAAAACATTTCTTTATTCCAACAGTAAAGGAGTTTTATATGAACAAAAACAGATTAACGATGAACACAAATTTGCAGTTCTTTGCAGCAAACGCAGGACTGATTACAACAGGAGACATTGATGTAAAGGCAAGGGAAATTGATTTTGTTACATCTTTTGAAAGAAACTGGGAAGCTTTAAGAGAAATTCTCGGAATTTCAAGAGCAATTAGAAAACAGCCCGGAACTATTCTTAAAAGCAAATATGCAGAAGGAACGTTAGAGAGTGGGACTGTAGCAGAAGGCGATGTGATTCCAAGAACACATTATGCGGTAAAAGAGAAACCTTATTCTGAGATTACTCTTGAAAAATATGCAAAAGAAGTTTCTGTCGAAGCAATCAAGGATCATGGATATGAAGTAGCTTGTGAAATGACAGACGAAGAGTTCCAGACAGACCTGCAGGATGGAATTACAACAAAATTCTACAACTATCTGAAAACTGGTACACTTACAAACACTACAAAAACATTTCAGATGGCTGTAGCTAAAGCTATTGGATCTGTCAAGAATAAGTTTAAGTCAATGCACAAAACTGCTACAGGAGTTGCAGTGTTTGCAAATATCATGGATTTCTATGATTATCTTGGAGATTCAAACATTACTTTGCAGACAGCCTTCGGACTTACCTATATTAAGGGATTCCTCGGAGCAGACATTATGTTCCTTTGCTCTGACAACGAAATCCCAGCAGGAAAAATTCTGGCAACACCTGTAAACAACATCGTTGCTTATTATGTAGATCCATCTGACGGAGATTTTGAGAAAGCCGGTCTTTCTTACACTGTCAGCGGAGAAACAAATCTTATCGGATTTAAGGTAAAAGGCGATTACGATCGCGCAACCAGCGTAACTTATGCACTGTTAGGATTTGTACTTTTCGCAGAGTACATTGATGCAGTAGCTAACGTTTCAATCACACCGGGGGAATAGATCCCACTACACAGGCGGTAAATGCTAGTGGGGAACTTACGGAAGAATACTTAAACTCTCTTACAGTTGCAGAAATCAAGGCACTGGCAGAGAGGAAAGGGTATTCACTGACCGCAACAAAGAAAGCTGATATTATCAGCGAAATCTTATCACAGCAATAAGGAGTGTGGAGCAATGTCATATGTAGATTTTGAATATTACCAAACTAAATATGGTGGAAGTTTGTTCGAAAGCGAAGAAGACTTTGCTCCATATGAAAGAAAAGCAGAAAGAAGAATCAATGCGATCACATCAAACAGGATTGTGTTTTATCCTCAGCCAGAATCAGAGGATGTATGGTGGGATAATATCAAAGATTGCACCTGCGAAATAGCTGAATTGCTAAAGAATGTATCTGAGTACTCCGCGGCAGTCAATAACTTTGGTGTTATTTCAAATACAGACGGAACTGTAAAAGGGAAAATGATTAAGAGCATGACTTCTGGAAGTGAATCAGTATCTTATGATGCCGGAGCATCTTCTTCGACATTGGTAGAGATTGCAAAATCAGAAATGGCACTTAATAGTAAGTGCTACGATATTGCATCAAATTACCTAACCGGAATGGTTGATTCAAGGCATGAAAACCTTTTGTACATGGGAGTTTAGCTTATGGGAATCGGATATAAAGATGCCGTGGTTTTATATAACAGGCATTACAACGACACTTTAGAAACTGAATATTATTTCGGTACTCTATTTGAAAATGTAAGAATCGAGCTTACACAGGCAGAGAACATAAACAAATCTGGAATGAAAGATGCAGATAGTTTTCTTGTAAAAATCCCGAATGACGGCACATTGAATTATGCTAATCCACCAGACTGGGAGAACATGAGCGAAGAAGAAAAGATAAAGCATTTCACTTTAAGAAGTAATGATTTTGACTTCGTAGTGATTGCAAAAAAAGATGAACTTCTCATTGATAGGGAATTGCCGGTTGGATTAATTAATTCAGACGATTATCCGGGTAAATTCTTCCAGTACATGGTAAATGAAAAAGGGAATTGCTACAAAGTGAATACTATCGGTGTTTACAGCCTTATACCAAGGTTTGAGATTGGAGGTAAATGATTTGGATGAAAAGCCAAAAATAATGCTTGTATCAGATGCAGAAACTGCTCAAAGAGCTATCCTTGATATGATAAATAGTTATCCAAATTTTCCGCCCGGTTTCAAACCATCAAATTCAACAATCTTATGGAACAGCATAAAAGATACTCAGTCTCTTGGAGTTTTTCCGGCACAAGATCCTGTTTATTTGAAAAAATATGTCAGCGGTTCTTATGTCGGACAAATGACGTTCCAGATCGTATACAAAAGCAATCCAACAACAAACAAGGATAATATTGCAGCAAGCAATCTGCTTGAAAATATTGCAAAGTTCCTTGAAAGTGGAGAATTTACATTAAAAGATAAAAATTTTGTTGTAGAACAAATCAACCGCACATCGGATGTATTTTGCGGTACAGCAGATGGGAAAACAACAGAATTAGCAATTAATATGCAGCTTAAATATTTTTATAAAAAATAGGAGGAATACTCATGGCAAAAGACAGAACTAACATGGTCTCACTTTTGGATATTGGAAGCCTTATGGGTGGAAAAAGTGAAAAGCTTGCTGAAATGGGTGATGGTTTCACAGAGCTTTCTGAAGACTGGGGACCTAACACAGAAAGCACACAGTACGTAAACATGAAAAATGCAAGCAACTCTGTAAAAGGGTATGCATTTTCAATGTCTCCAGAAAGAGAACATTTGTCAGATGAAATGCAGACAGTGTTTAATGATGTTTTTAAAAAACTTCCAACAGGAGATCAGTGCGAGACATATTATTATCGCTTCTTTAAAGCTGATATTACAAGCGGATCCGGCGATTGTATCCGTGTCCCAGTAACTGTATGTGCATCAAGCACTGGTGGAGCAGGTGGTGATATTTTAAAGTCTACAGTCCAGATTAATGGAAATGGAGATGTAGAACTTGGAACAATCACTATTGCTGGTGATGGATCGTTCACATGGGCGCCTAAAGTAAGCGCTTTGGCTTTGGATGAAGATTACCCAGTTTCATAGGTGTTAATTAAAAATTAGCATATGTGGGATGCCTACATTTCCTTGGTGTCCCACATTAGGAAAGGATGTTAAAAATGGAAGAAATTAAATTAAGCAGTGGCATAAAAAAAATTGCAATAAAAGACGAAGACGGAGATCTTATTACAGTTATAACAGTAGATACAGCGAATGCAGACACAGCTAAGAAGTTTGCAGGTGTAATTGATAAATTAAATAATATATCTCAAAACTGTGAAAAAGAAGCAGCCGAATGGAGAAAGAACCACAAAGACGATATGAATGTGGATGATATTAATGTGGATGCAGCATTAGAACTGAACAGCATTCGTGTAAAATATCTTAAGCAGATTACGGAAAGTATAGATGGGTTGTTTGGCGAAGATGCCATGAAACAGATTTACGGAGATATTGTCCCGGATGAACTTGCAATTGTGGAGTTTGTAGAGCAGGTTATCCCTGTTATGAATAAGCTTTTCAATAAACGTTTTGAACAGGTGCAGAACAGATACAATATTAAAAGACGTGGGGCAAAATAATGAACAATGTCATGCTTGACAATTTGCCTACTGAATGGAACGGATACAAAGTAAATACCGATTTCCGCATAGGTATGCAGATTTATATTTTGCAATATGACAAAGAAATGAATGAGTACGAGAAAACAACTTCTATTCTTTATCTTATGTTCTCTGATGAATACGGAGAACTTAGAGACCATCCACAGCACCATGAGTTAAATGAATGTATTTCTTGGTATTTAAACGGATGGTATCACGACAATACCGGCAGTAGCAAAAATACAAAGCGTTTTATTGACTATGATGTAGATCAATGGAGAATATATGCAGATTTTTTGCAGATATACGGTATTGATTTGTCCGTAGCAGATATGCACTGGTGGAAATTTAATGGCTTGATCTGGAATATGCCAAGAAGATTATCTTCTCTCATGGAGGTAATTGAGATCCGACAGAAGAAGATTGAAAAGAACATGAGTTCCAAGGAAAAAGATGCAATCAGAAACGCACAGAATAAATATGCTTTGGAACAGCCAGAAAAAGAGTATACCAGCGAAGAAAAAGAAAAGATAGATGATTATGATCGTATGATGGAAGAAATAAAAAAGCAGAAAGAAACAGAACAGGAAGCATTGAAACAGTTTAAGAAATGAGGGTTTTAGCATGGCTGAATATGATGGCGAAATCAGAATAAAAACGTTGATTGAAAATGGAGAAGCATCAAGTAAGCTCATGCAGATGGAATCACAGTTTCAGAAGCTTGCAAGAGAATCTGATAAGTTTTCCAAGACACTGAAAGATCTGGCAAGTCAGAAGATTCCAACAGAGGAATATAAGGCTGTGCAGATGCAGATAGAAAAAGATACTGCTTCTCTTGATAAACTTCTTGCCAGAATGGATAAATTCTTAGAAACAGGTGGAAGCAGTAAAAGCACAACCTTTAAAAGAATGCAATACGACGTTGAGGAATTAACAAACTCAATTAAATATGCAAAAGGCGAGCTTGCTGCAATGGAATCTTCTGGAACTGCTTTTATAGATCCTACAACTACAGAGGAATATAGCAAAGTATCTGAAAAGCTTCTTGATGTACAGAACAAACAGGAAATTCTTAATCAGAAGATGAGAGAAACAGCTGCTAATGAGAAAACTATTGGTGCTGGTGCGAAAGACATTGAAAAAGTAGGAAAATCAGCAAAAAAATCCTCTGGCTTAATATCTGACATGGCGAAACGAATAAAGCAGACAGTAGTTAGTTTTGCAATATTCGGTGCGGTTATGAAAGTATCTCAGACCATATCAAAGGCATTTACAGAAGGTATACAGAACATGGCGAAGTATTCTTCTGAATTTAATGGAAAAATGTCTGAAATGGCAAGTGCTTCGGCTACATTAAAAAATTCTATTGGAGCATTGACAGCGCCTATCATATCTGCATTGACACCAGCAATCGTAACCTTATGCACATGGCTTACAAATGCCATTAATGCTATGAATAGATTTATTGCGGCTATAAGCGGAAAAAGCACTTGGACAAAGGCAAAGAAGCAGCAGGTAGACTATGCGGCATCTCTTGATAAAACAGCCGGTTCTGCCAAAAAAGCAGCTGGAGCATTGGCGGCTTTTGATGATTTGAATGTATTACAGAAAAATGATTCTGGAAGCGGTAGTGGTGGTACTGGTAGTGGCGGATCTGATTTATATGAAGAAGTCCCTACTGGAAAAGAATTATCAGATAAAATCCAGCCATTTATAGATTATTTAAAAAAATTAAAAGTTTCTATAAAAAATGGATGGGATGAAACCTGGAGCAATTTAGATGTTTCTTTACAATTTGATAATATTAAATCCAGTATAGAAAGCATAAAGAATTCATTTTTAAATATTTTTTCAGATAGTGAAGTTTCTGCATCTGTTGACAATTTTGCTATGACTTTTTCAAGGTCACTTGGAAGCATTTCGGCATCTGTAGTAAGCATAGGTGCTACCATAGCAGAAAATCTTCTTGGTGGGATATCTATTTATCTTGAAAGTAATTCTGAAAATATAAAAAATTATATTATCGACATGTTTGATATAGCATCTGATATTTCAGTGCTGGCATCACAGGGAGCAGATGCATTCGCAAATGTATTTTCTGTATTCGGGGATGAAAACGGACAGCAGATCACAGCAAACCTGATTCAGATTTTTTCGGATGCGTTCATGATGGTTACGGAGAATGCAGCAAAATTTGGAAAAGATATTATCGATTGCATCGTGACACCTTTTGTAGAAAATCAGGATGCTTTAAAAGATGCGTTAGATGGACTTCTTGGTGTGATTGCGGATTTAACAACGACTATATCAGACGGTGTACAGCATGTGACCGATAAAATCACAGAATTGTACGATGAACATATTCATCCGTTTATCGAAAATGTAAAAAATGGAATGTCAGAATTAATAGAAAAATTTCTTGAATTTTGGAACACTTATGTGCAGCCTATTTTACAGAATCTGGCGTTAATGTTTGAGGATACCTATGAAAATCATTTAAAGCCTGTGTTTGATAATATTTTCGAAATAATGGGAATCGTAATAGACATACTGAACGATTTATGGACAAATATTTTACAGCCGATTATTGCATGGATTATTGAAAATGTGCTTCCGGTAATTTTGCCGATCATTGAAAACCTGAGCCAGAATATAAAAGACAGCGTCGATTTTATTTTAGATCTGATCAATTTTTTGCTGGCAGGGGTAAAACTTGTATTCGCCGCAATTCATGCATTACTTACGAAAGACACAGATAAAGCATTACGCCAAGCAGAAAAATCGGTAAAAGATTTTGTGAACAGTGTTATCCAGGTGTTTGAAAATATGGTAAACCATGTTATTAATGGCCTCAATTCATTGATTTCTGGCTTTAACAGCATTGGATTTGATTTACCTGATTTTTTGGGTGGAGGATCATGGCATCCAAGTATTCCGACAATTCCTACTGTAAATCTGCCTCGTCTTGCCAACGGTGGCGTAACAACCGGAATGACACTCGCGGAAATCGGAGAAGCCGGAAAAGAAGCTGTCCTGCCGCTTGAAAATAACACCGGCTGGATGGACGACCTTGCATCGAAGCTTGCAAGCAAAATGCCGGACTACAGCGGTGCAAAGACAGTAGTACTGGCGGTGGATGGTAAAGAGTTCGCAAGAATCAATCTGCCATATTTGCAGGATGAAGAAATAAGACTTGGGATAGCGGAGGGATAAGATGAAACATAAGTACACGCAAGGACTTATCATTGATGGAATTACATATAATATCCCTCTGGTGTCTATCCAGAGGACACTGGACTTTCTGGAAAAGTATGCAGAGAGGACAGAGGACGGCGACATTAAAATCGAGAGCATCGGACTGTATAAGAATTATACAATTTCCATCGGAACAATCGATGATGCAGAAATGTATGACAGGCTGATAGATCATATCACGGATTGCGATAACAGATTCCATCATGTATCTTTACCGGATGCAAGCAAGCAGTTTGATTTCTATGGGTATTTTTCATCAATTAAAGATGAAGTAGAAAAGGTATTTGACAACGGAGCGAAATATAAAGGCTTGTCTTGGAAAATGACGAGTAAAAAACCATTTAAGACACCGTAAGGGGGCATTTATGAGAACATATTGCAGGGCAGAAATGAAATTTATAGATGTTACCGCACTTGCGGATGCTTCGGTCACGACAGATGATAACCAGGGCATAGGTTCAATAGAGTTATTTGCAGAACAGACGGAACAGAAAAGTTATGGGACTTTTGAACTGAACCAATTTGTGCTAGATGGAAGTAAAAGCGTATTGACGGAAAATCCAAACGATATTGCATTCTGGAGTGATGTATTATCAAAGGATGGCTGCACGTTTGAAACGAATCCCAAAATCACGATCACATTTAAGGAGCAGCATACATCCGCAGCGATCACACTTTATTTTGAAGATGAGCCACCAGCAGAGCTGAAAATCACATGGTATACAATCGCCGGTACAAAATTAATCACAGAGACATTTTACCCGGACAGCCTTATTTATGTTTGTAATACACAGGCGCATAATTACGGAAAAATTGAGATTGAATTTGTAAAGACAACTTTTCCACAGAGATATATTAAACTTCAGTATATTTTATATGGAAAATATATTGTGTGGGATAAAGACATGATCCAGACAGCCAAGGTGCAGGAGGACATTGATGTGACATCTGCGACCTTATCTATCAACGAAGCGGATATTTCAATTGTTGATATGAATAATGATTTTGACGCAGAAAACGAAAATGGAGCATGGAAGAGTGTGCAGAAAACGCAGGAAGTCACCTTGTCAGAGTTTAAGAACGGAAACATGATTCCTATGGGAGCATTCTTCATCAACGACTTTTCTTTTTCAAAGAATATTGCAAAATTTAAGCTGGTTGATGTAGTTGGGTTATTAGATAAGTATACATTTTATGACGGACAGGTATATAACAATGTCCGTGCAGAAGTGATACTGAATGCGATATTTGTAACATCAGGAATAAAGAAATATGTAATTGACGAAGAAGTCGGCAACATACTTTTAAGTGGCTATTTAGCCATCCAGACGTGCCGTAAGGCATTGCAACAGGTATGCTTTGCGTGTGGTGCGGTTGCAGATGACAGCCGGAGCGATACCATCAAGGTTTATAAGCCAGACAGATATGTGAAATCCACTGTCGGGACGGATCGCAAATTTAATGGAAATACGAAAGTATCTCTTGAAAAATATATCTCTGGTGTGAATATTGAGATGAAAAACTATGCATTGGAAGAAAAAACATCTGATATTTATAAGAAAACATTGCCGGCAGGAGATACCAAGATCACATTCTCAAGTCCATATCTTCCATCGTCTATCACGGCAAGTGCCGGCACGCTGAAAGAAGTAAAAACAAATTATCTCATCATTAATATGCCGGATGCCGGACAGTGCCATATTACAGGTATTAAATATGCAAACACGACTTTTTCTTATGAGAAACGTGTGGATAAAATCGAAGCCGGGGAAACAGAAAATATAAAGAAATACAGTGGATGTACTATTTATAATGCTGATATATTACCCGACATCGCCGCTTATCTTTTAGGTTATCATGCCTTGAGAAAAAAGGTTGGAATGAAGTACCTGGTTGACTTAGAGCAGGTAGGAAATTGGGCAAATATAAATTCGATTGGTGGAAAGACATCGACAACATTGATTGAGAGCCAGACGCTTGATTTGACAGGTGGATTTATCGCAACTGCAACATGCAGGGGATACTCAATTGTCGTTACCGAGGATGTGTTTGCCGGAACTGAATTATATACGGGAGGAGATGTGCTGATCTGATGAATTACAATCCAATTAATCCTTATTATGACGAGCTTAGAAAAGAAAATCTGAAGCTCACAAAGGAAAACAAAGCTTTAAAAGAAGAAAATGAGCGTCTGAAAAGTGAGGTGGTTGCTTATGCTGGTGTGGATGCAGACAGTGACGGACCGGTCACAGAGTGATGTGGATCGCATGTTGGAGTTGTTACAGAAAGGATGGGATAATTTCAATGTAGACGAAAAAACAGAATGGCTTGCCGGGATGAAAGGCGCACTGAATCGATCAGATATGCAGAGAATCCAGAATAACACAAAGTTATTATCAGATGTTCTGGAACTTAATCTTACGGTTGCAGACGTTCCAGAACATCCAAATGAGACATTTTTAATGTCAGTCATAAATAACACAGAGGTTATCAGAAATGCGTACATGATTCATGGAGACACGCCGCAGACACCGAGTATGCCAGTCAATACATACCAGAAGATGAATGATATAGAGAAAATATTAGATGATGTGTATGTCATTTTACTTAACAACTTCAATTATTACTGTGGATCAGAGATATATGCCGGAGATGATACCGGACTATTATTATAGGAAGAGAGGACATATTATGGGATTTACAAAGAAAACATGGAAAAATCGAATTGCAGAGTATATTAACCGCAGACTGATTACGATGGAAGATGGCAGCACAAGTCTTGTGACAGTTGCAAGAGATGAAGGCACAATCTCGCAGGAAGGTGATGCTTTTAATGCTGCAAACATGAATGATCTGGAAGATAGAATTGAGGCAGGGTTTGATGAGGTTAACCAGAGTTTAACTAACATAAAATACGTCACAGATGTAAATTCATTTGTCAATAGCGGTTCGGCATTCGTATACAGCGAAACCGGTAATAAAATCACTATATATTGTTATGGTTCGGTCAAGTCTGATTTGCCGCTAAATGCAATCCTATGTAGTGGCTTTCCAGCACCATTATTTGCATATTCGGCGTTGCATATTATTAATCTTACGACAGGCGAAATCGGATCATGCACTATACGTCAGAACGGACAGTTGCTCATACTCAATAATATTTTAAAAGCTGGACATGCATTTTGTATAAGCGGTGTTTATATTAAGGCTTGAAAATAATTATATACGCAGCTGTGTGATTAACCAAAACACATTAAAGATGCACTGTTTACACCATTGTTTCTGAAAATTATTTTTTCATCGGATATATATATAACTGGATCTTTTTCTTATCTGTCTGCCTAAGTCCAATCACTCCAAGATGTCGCAGATGTGTTGTATCTTGCTTTGACACCAAGCGAGGTTAAAGCCAATTGCCACACAGATGCTTGTACATTTGCGCCCATCCATGACATTGTGACTATAGGGATATACCCCCCTTGCAATCCGATATCAGTAGATAAACAAAATCCATACATAAACTGCCCGATGGGGAAAACGTTTGGAAGCCAGCTGGCATTAAATTCAGCAATTTTAAAATATTGTATGTTAGTTAAACTCTGGTTATGCGAAGTAAAATGGAACAAAAAATTATTATGAAATATTATAATTGAATTATACAAAAGAAATGAAGATGGTCCAATGGAGATGTTAAAAGAAACATACACGATTGCTTTGCCTATCGTTCTGACAGCATTTATGGGATACATAGTGTGGCTTTTGAAAAATCAGAAGTCAGACAGAGATGCGAATAGCAGAGGAACGATGCTTTTGCTTCGAGTACAACTGATCGAGTACCATGATAAATACATGGCGCTCAAAGAAATTCCATCCTATGCCTACCAGAATTTTATGGAAATGTACAATGCCTATCATTCGTTGGGTGGGAATGGAGTGGTAACAAAAATGAAAAACGAGATTGAAGAGCTTCATCTGAAGCAGGAAGAGAGGATTTAAACATGACAGATTTAGGATTTTTAACAGAATTTATGGTGCCGGTAATCGTAGGCATTTGTCTTTGTGTAGGCTATGTCGTGAAGAAGTGGATTAAGGATGTGGATAATAAATACATTCCTACCATCTGCGCTGTCCTTGGTGTTATTCTGGCGGTTTGGATTAACGGATGGACAGTTACAGCACCTGTTTTATTAAGTGGATTATTCAGCGGTTTAGCAAGTACAGGACTGCACCAGATGTTCAAACAGTACATTAATAAGGAGGAAAAATAAGTTATGAGAATTGGATTAAATGCAGGACACACCTTATCAGGAGCTGGATCCGGTACTTCCGGTGCAATTGTTGAGAGTATTGAAACAAGAAGAGTTTGTAACAGACTGACAGAGATGTTTAAATCATCCGGTGTGGATGTTGTTCCTTGCACGATAGATAAGGCTGCATCACAGTCTGCATATTTAAAGCAGGCAGTAAATATGGCAAATTGTACTGACCTTGATTATTTCATCAGTATTCATTTCAACAACGACAAAGCCAGAAAAGGACATGGAGTGGAAGTGTACACCTATAAAGGTAGACAGTATCCAGATGCCGTAGAGGTATGTGAACATATCGCAGCACTCGGTTTTTCAAATCGCGGAGTAAAAGAAGGCAGCGGATTATATGTAATCAAAAAGACTAAAGCAAAATCAATGTTAATTGAGGTATGCTTTGTAAATGATCCAGATGCATCTGCTTATCAGCAGAAATTTGAACAGATCTGCACAGCAATTGCCTATGCTCTTGCGGATTATGTGCAGGCAGCACCAAAGCCAGTTGCACCGGTACAACTCCCAGAGAAAAAGAAGTATGTAAAAGTTCTTGTAGATGATCTTGCGGTGAGAAAGTCGACAAGTTGGGATAAAGCAGCAGTTGCCGGACGTGTTCAGAAAAATGAAGTCTTTACAATTGCGAACGGACCTATTAAGGTTGGCGGAGGCAGCATGTATAGGCTCAAATCTGGATTATACATTACAGCATCAGAAAAATATGTAACTGTATATGAAAAATAAATTGAAAGCAGCAGGATTTGAAGTTGCCATTGTGAAAGCGTAAAATAAAGGGCGGTTAGAATTTCTAATCGCCTTTTTTAATATACTTGTACTAATTAATGTTAACCTCTAGGAAATAGTTATTTAGTACAAGTCCTAGATATAAAATATAAAGCCAGTAATTTCAAAGGCTTCATTCAAATAAATTTCTTTTATTATTCTATGCCAAAATTCTTGTTTTCCTTTTTGATCTAGTTGTTCGTAAAGGACTCTCCAGTCTGAAGGTATCTGCTTTTTAAATTCTTCAATTTTTACAACTTTGTTGTTTGACAACTCCTCAGTTATTGAATTTATTTTTTCTGATAAGACACTGTATTTCTTTTCGTATTCTGGAATATCAATTCTACCTTTTTCAAAAAGGTAATTCAGTCTTTCACGCTCCCCTATTGCATCATTAAGTTTCTTATTCAAATTGCGCTTTGGTTTACCTGCTTCTTTTTTTACATCAAATTCAAGATTTTTTAATGCTGTATCAAGATTTTCAAGAAGATATTTTTCTGTTTTTGCTTCTGATACTAATTTTGTTTTGTGCAATTTCTCATTTCCACCGAACCAGCATCGTTGATATTGCCGGTGCTTTTTGGTCTTCCTGTCTATACTGTAAAAACTTGACATTTTTCTGCCACATATAGGACAACGGAATAATTCACTGAATAAATATATATGACCGGACGGAGCGTATTTTATTTGATTTACACTTCTTATTTCTTCCATTTGCTCTTTGGTAAAATAAGGTTCGCAGAAATTTTCATTTTCCCTTACTTTACCAATATATAAATCTGACTTTATCATTGTGTCTAATTTGTGACGTGTGAAGTCTGGAATTAAATTTTCACGTACCCATAAAACAGTGCCGCGCTTGCTTTTGGTTGCCAATAAATAATCAAATATAGCTCTTGTCTGTTCCTCATTATCGTGTACGACTTTCTTTACACCGTCTATTTTCTCTATTTTGAATCCTATAGGCACTCTACCAGTGTAAGCTTTCCCTTCACGGATTTTATAAGCTGCGGTGTCTTTGTATCGCTCAGATATAACCGCCCATTCTAATTCTGCCATGTTTGCCATCTGGTACATGAAGTTCTTTCCGTATGGCGTGGAAGTATCGATCTGCTGACTTACTGATATCAAGTTGCATCCTACACTTTCCATGTCGTGATAGAGGTTACAGAAATCTCTCATATTTCTTGCTATACGATCGTATCTCATAATAACAACTGCATTGATTCTTCCAGCTCTGACATCATCCATCATGCGCTGAAAGTCCTTTCTTTTTGCCGTGCTATGCCCTGTGATCGCATAATCGCCAGAATAAACGATTATATTTGCATTATGGTAAGTTTTATTAATGTACTTTCTACAATCGTCTATTTGCTGCTCCATTGATTCTGAATTATCATCTTTTTTTGATTTCCTTGGATAAATTGCTATGTTCATTTTTAACTCCCTTAAAAAACCCCTCATATTAATAGAGGGGCATAATTTTTATACATAATATGGATTTGGCTTCAATATAATTAATATAAGGTCAATTACAACTCCGACACCAAATAAACCAAAAGTTAATAAATATAAAATTCCAAATAAAATTTTCCCTTCATAGAATTTATGAACTCCAAACCATCCTAAAAACAAACACAAAAAGAATGAAACCCACTTGTTTTTTGCTTTTGGTGCTTTCGAATAAACAGGAGCTGCAGAACTAGAAGAAGAATTAGCACTATTATTGATAATTATACTTTCAGGGGTTGAATTCTTAATATCCTCAACTTGCTTTCCGCACTTAGGGCATACTACACAATCAATATCAATCTTCTCTCCACAATGCTTACAGAATTTTGTGTTTTGTTCCATACGTTTATACCTTTCCTTTCTTTTGATATCATCATTATAAAGCAAAATGATTATAAAACAATACATTTTTGTCATTATTTTATGACATTTTTTTGCAAAATGAAAGTTTAGGATAAAAAACAAATGGATGCGTTATTGACTTTTCGAACATACGTTCGTATACTTTATGTATCAAATAGAAAGGTGGTATTGGATATGGGAGAGCTTAAAGAGAAAATAATAGAATTAATAGAGAAGTGCATGGACGAGGATGATCTCCGAACCATATATGCATTTATAAAGAGGTTTTTGAGATAAAAGAAAAAGACAAGGGTTTGCGCATTGCCCTTGTCTTTCTTTTTACTTCTTCACAAGCTTTTCTGCCAGCTTCTGGATTGTGTTCCAGTCGTTTTCATCCAGTTCTGAGATAGCGGCTATAAATCTGTACCTCTGGTCTTTTTCCCCGGCTTTCAGAACATCTGCAAGAAATTCAGCTATCTTTTCATTTTCGGTCTTTTGAATGAACATTTCGCCTTTTCCTGTCTCTAGCCATTCCACATCAACATTAAACAATTGACAAATAAGTTTAATCGACTGGGTTGATAGATTTCTTTGACCAGTTTCTACTAAAGATATGAAATTTTTAGTTAAACCAATTTCTTTAGCAAACTTTTCTTGTGACATTCCAAGCGATTTTCTCAACTGTTTTATTTGCTCATACACTTATTATCACCTCCCACTAGTATAATAGTACAAAAATCACACAATGTCAAACAAAATATTTAAAAAATGTTTGACAAGACCAACTAAGTATGATATTATAATCACACAAGGTAATACAAACACGAAAGGAAGTGAGCAGATGAGCGAAAAACAGAAAGAATCCCTTACAAGACTAGCTGAAACAGTATCACAGCTGGACAAAGAAAACTTCAACTACATTCTCGGTGTTGCTGATGGTATGGCAATCTCAAAGAAACAGTCGGAAGTTGACAAGCAGATTGCCATGTGTGGGAGCGTTAAATAATGAGAAAGGAGATTCCTATGAACAAAGCAGACATGGAAATTACACCAGAGAGGAAAGCCAAGATTATGGACATTCTGTTAGAGATTTACGAAAGACAGGAAGGAATTAAGCTTGTGGTCAAGGACAAGGTATCATGAATAAACAGTGTGTATATGGTGTAGCAACAGGTCAGACGGTATCAGACACACATATCTGATATTCCGACCGAAATTAGATTCATTTTTGAAAGAGAGTAGAAAGAAAAATGTGCGGATTTAAAAGCGGATTGATATTGAAAAATCGTTGTGTAATAGCAGAGGGAGCAAACGACAGCCACAGTGATTTACTGGAAAGCCTTGGAATTGAGGACAACATAGAAAATGCAATGCGTGTTTTCGTGAGAGTGGAACTTTTACCACCTAACGAAGAGTGGTGGACAGATCCAGACACTTGGAAAGAAAACGTGGATCAGGACATTCTGCCAGAATGGTTCGAGAACGACAAGGATAGATATTTTGATGAGTTTAGAAAAGCTGTCAAGGACTGGTGGAAAGAACACGTCAGAATTGATGAAGAAATCGAGGAACTGAGCAGTGGATATTACAGGTTGAAACGATGCAAAGTCAAAAATATGCTAAAAGACGTGAAAGCGATGATGGACAACTCCACGGTGCAGAATATGTGGGACAACTCCACGGTGCAGAATATGTGGGAAAACTCCACGGTGCAGAATATGTGGGAAAACTCCACGGTGCAGAATATGATGGGCAACTCCACGGTGCAGAATATGAGGGGCA